TCATGTTAAAACCCAAGAAAAAATATATGTAAGTTTGGAGGATATTAAAGATGACAATTAGTTGGAAAGAGGTAAGTCCTTATAGTGGTCAGCCTGTGGAGGAAGATGCACCGACTAACTTTGCTGGACAAGGTAGTGGTGTTGCAATGCCACCAGATGCATTAATGAAAAAGAAAAAGAAACGATTACTTGATGCAAGAACAAAAGCATATAGAGAACACAGAGCAAAGTTAGATGCTGCTCGTGCAAGAAGAGAAGAAAAAAAATCTAAACTTACACAAAAAGTTCAAGAGAACACTATGGACTTTAATCGTGAGATTTATCTTGAAGAAAACAATATGAATATTCTAAAAGATATCGTGTTAAAGAAATCTGCAAAACCAGTAAAATTTAAAGATGGTTCTATGAAAGTTGATTTGTTTACAGCATCTGCGATCACACAAGTTTATAACAAAGTAAATATAGACAATAAGAAAAAACTTGAGGCCATGGTAAACGGAACAAAAAAACAATTTCAAGCGATGTCAAATAAGATTATGAAAATGGTTGGAAAGTAGTTTTCCCATGAAAACTTTTTTAACATTTCACGAAAACGCATACGGCTACAGTTTTGGTGTAATGAAACCAGTTGCTGATTTACACGCTAAGTTTTCACAAAGAGATGTAGACGATATAGAAAAGTTTGCAGATAGAATACTTAAAAAGTATGGTATCGACATTGAATTTACAAGACACTTTGTAGATAGACTGAATGACCCCAGAAACAATCCAGAAATAAAAGTTGCAGAGTTACAAAGATTCTTTAAGAAGATACAAAGAGTCAAGGGAACTAAAATTAAAAATCCTCAAAATTTTATAAACAAAGGTAGTGAGATACAGGCTGTATTAAAAGACATAGATAGTAATTTAAATTTACCAGTTGTGATAAAATATGATGATGAAAAATTTACTGTTACAAATAAAACTATAATGAGAAAGAAAGATTTCAAAACATCTAATAAAATTATTGCATACGAAGAATCAAACCCCAGAATACCCAGAAAGAAAGGTCAACCAGCAGGAAGTAAGAAACACTCTGATTTATATACAGATGAAAATCCTAAAGGGACTATACATGGTCTAGGTTTCAAAGACGTAAAAACTGCAAAGGCAAGTGTTAAAAAGATTGAGGGTTCAGGTAAAACTCACGCACACAAAATACAGGCTGCAATCGCAATGGAACAAAGAGCCAGGGTCATGGGAAAGACAGCAGAGGCCGCAGTATATCGTGCATATATTGATAAGATGAAAAAGATTACTAAACAACGACAAACAAAAGAAAGTGTTTATAATAGTAAATGTCCACCAGGCTATAAATATGATAAAAAATTAAGGTCATGCGTTCCAAAGGGTAGAGTAGTTTATGCATATCCATTTTTTGGTAGATCAGATAAATCTAATCAGAATGGTCAACAAACTGGTAATGGTCAACAAACTGGTAATGGAAATGGACAAACTGGTAATGGTAATGGTCAAACTGGTAATGGAAATAATCAAGGTGGTAATGGTGGTAATGGACAAAATACTGGAGAAACATATTTAGCTGCAGATGTCAGAAAGATGCCTGATGGTGGTTATGGTGTTTATGCAGATGTATTCAAAAAAGGTAAAAGAGTATTAACTCCAAAAGGTAAACATAAGAAAGAACTCAAGAAAGTCTATAAGAATAAAAAAGATGCAAATGATTATATGGCTGCGATAATGATTGCAAAAGGGGGTGGGTGATGAAAACATTTAAACAAATGTATTATGAAGATGGACATACATCAGTTGCAAAAACTAATACTGCTCAAAAAAGAGAGTTAGATAGACTCAAGATAAAACATGATAGAGAAGATGATAGAGCAAGAACTCAAGATACTGCTAGAAAAAATCAACAAACAGAAAATGCACCATCTCTTGCAGTTTTAAAAAAGAAAATAAAGTCTGGAACAAAGTTAGGTTCTACTGAAACTGCAAGTGCAAAAGCGAGAGGTTTGATACCAAGAGCAGATGGTACAAAAAGAAAATCAGACAAATACAAATAGGAGACTATTATGACAAACTGGATTAAAAAGAGAATGAAAGAAAGAACATCATGGGATGGTGCAGTATGTATTGGACTTGGACTTATGATTTTATTTCTTGCACCTCTAGCTAAGATTGCAGCTGGACTTGCAATTGCATATGGTGTTTGGACTATTTGGAAATCAGAATAACAGAAAGGTAGATTATGGCTGAAGAGAAAAAGAATGGAGTGGTCGTAAAAGATGACCACAATGAATTTGAGTTGATGTTAAGATTTTTTGGTAACGAGATACTTGCAATAAAATTGGCTGCATCAAACTTTAATGGTAAGTTAATCATGTGGGCGATTGTAATTATGTTATTCACTTTTGTATTGATGGAAGTGTTTGGATTTAGTGCATGGTTAGGAATAATTCCACCAGAATAATGGAGATGTGATGTTAAGAATATATGGATTACTAATAGTGTTAGGTTTACTCGCTGGTGTTGGTTATGGTGCATATTACTACTATAACGACACACAACAAAGACTTGCGACATTACGAGATAATAATGCAAAGTTAGAGGTTGTAAATAAAGAAAACCAAGCGACTATCAAAATGATGAAAGATAATTATGAAAAACAAAGTAAGTTAAACAAAGAATTATCTGCAAAACTAAAAGATGCAGAAGTGTATGGTAACGAGTTAAGAAAAAAACTTAGTAAGATAGATTTACCAGCTGCAAGTCTTAACAGACCAGAGGAAACAGAAAAAAGGATAAATGATGCTTCACAGAAAGTTCTTGATATTCTGGAGTCTATTACTGCTCGTAAGTCTAAGTAGTTGCAGTTGGAAACCAGAAAAACAAGTGGTAGTGCAAACTAAGATTGTAAAACCAGTTATAGAAATAAAAGAAAGACCAAAGGGAGTTAAGATGCTCCCAGTAAAATTCTATGTGGTTACTGAAAAAAACTATGAAGAGTTTAAAGAAAAATTTAAAAAAGAAAACGGAGATTTTGTGTTCTATGCAATGTCTGTGCCATCTTATGAGAACCTTGCACTTGACATGGCAGAGTTACGAAGATATATAGAACAACAAAAAGAAATAATCATCTATTATGAAAAAGCTGTGAAAGACGATAAGGAGAAAAAATAATGGATTTTATATTAGGTTTAGCAATGCAGTTCTGGCCTATGACAGTATTCTGCATATTAGTTATCATAGGACTCATTATTAATTTATTTGATAAGAAGATTGATAACAGAGTTAATTTTAAATATAAAGATTACCCACAGATGAAACCAATCAGAATCGCAACAAAAGGCAAAGGTTTTTGGGGTGGACTTATCTTGTGGATGTTTGGAACTAGACATTGGGAAATAACAAAAGATTTTACATATTCTCTCAGAGGAGAAAACTATGTCATTCCAAAAGGGTTTAAGTTTGATGGTGCAAGTGTGCCAAAGTTCTTAGGTCAGTTTTTATCACCAGTAGGAGTATTACTGATAGGTGGACTTATACATGACTATGGTTACAAGTATGAAACACTATTATTAAAAAATGGAAAGACTATTGGTAAAAGGTCGCAAAAATGGATGGACATAACATTTAGAGATATTAATATTGAAGTAAATGGTTTTTACTTTATGAACTATCTTGCATATTGGGCTTTAAGATTAGGTGGATTTGTTGCTTGGAATAAACATAGAGATAAAAATTGTGTTCCAAAGTATCTATCTGGTAACGGAAAATAAACAAAAAAATGACAAGATAAAAAGTCAAATTTAGATACTCTCCAAAATTTTGACAAGAGATAAATAATTACATGAACCAAGATATAAACACAGAAGTCGCACTTCTTAAAAAAGAGGTGTCTGATATTAAAGTAATCTTTTCACGACTAGATGTTGCGATAGAAAAGATTACTGATGTATCGTCATGCGTAAATCGTATGCTTGCAGTTCACGAAGAAAAGATTGCGAATCAAGAGGAAGCACAATCAAGAGCAAATACAGAATTTACCACAGACATAAAAGAGTTACATTCCAGAGTTACATCAAACTATAAAGAACTTACCGAAATGATTACTGAACAACACAAGGAACAAGCTCAACAGATGCAACAACTAAGAAATGAATTAGCGAGTAGAGTTGGTGTATTAGAAAAGTGGAGATGGTTAATTATTGGTGGTTCAATCGTAGTAGGATTTATCATACAAAAATTTCTTATATTATCTTGACAACATACACTTAGTGGTGTATAGTGTATTTTATGTATATTGAACAAAAATATCTAAATTTAGTTTCAGCACAACTTTCACGATTCAAGAAAACAAATGATTTTCTTTGGAATTTTCGTTGTCCTTATTGTGGTGATTCCCAAAAGTCCCAGAGTAAAGCTCGTGGGTTCGTCTTTCGTAAAGAACAGAATCTTATATATAAATGTCATAACTGTGGTATAGGAAAAAGTTTTTCAAACTTACTAAAATTCCTAGACTCAAAGATTTGGAATGACTATATATTTGAAAAGTACAAAAAGAGCGATGAACCAAAAGACATTGGTAAATTCACTCAACCTAATTTTATGAAAGGAACTTCACCTCTTAAATCTCTCAAAAAAGTATCATCACTAAAATATGACCACCCAGTAAAGAGATTTATAGATAGTAGAAAAATACCTACGAAGTTTCACTATGAATTGTTTTTTGCCCCTAAGTTTTATAAGTGGGTAAATACAATCATACCGAATAAATTCCCCTCACTTGTAGGGGATCATCCAAGATTGGTCATACCTTTCTTTGATGAAAATAATGAACTGTTTTGTTTTCAAGGGAGGTCTTTTGGTAATGAACAACCTAAGTATATTACTTTTAAACTTGATCCAGACCGAAATAAAATATATGGACTTAATAGAGTAGACAAGTCTAAACCTATCTATGTGGTAGAAGGCCCCATAGATAGTTTGTTTTTAGACAACTGTCTTGCTGTCGCTGGTTCGTCTAATTTTGCAAGAGATATACCAAAAGAAAACACAACGATTGTTTTTGATAATGAAAGAAGAAATAAAGAGATATTAATACAGATAGAACAAATTATAGATAAAGGTTACAATGTGGTCTTATGGCCTGATGATGTAAAAGAAAAAGATATAAATGATATGATCCTATCTGGAAAAACAAAAGAAGAAGTGCAGACAATAATTAAAAACAACACTTATCAAGGTAACATGGCCAAGATAAGATTTAGTAAATGGAGAAAGATAAATGCCTAATAATTTTTTACCGACATCATACCAAGAGTTTATTCATCTGTCAAGATACTCAAGATGGTTGCCTGATGAGGGTCGAAGAGAAACTTGGAACGAAACTGTTACAAGATACTTTAATTTTTTTGAGGGTCATATAAAAGAAATGACTGGTTATGATTTGGAAAAAGATGATAAGGATATGTTAGAAGAGGCTGTATTGTCAACTAAAGTCATGCCATCTATGAGATGTTTAATGACCGCTGGAGAGGCACTACGAAGAGAAAATATCGCTGGATACAATTGTTCTTATGTTGCAGTAAATCGTGTGCAATCATTTGATGAAATACTTTATATTCTGATGAACGGAACTGGTGTTGGATTTTCAGTTGAAAGACAATACATATCTGAACTACCAGCAGTTGCAGAAGAATTTTTTATGTCTGATACTGTGATAAGAGTTGCAGATAGTAAGATGGGTTGGGCAAAGGCTTTCAAAGAATTAGTTGGTATGTTGTATATTGGTCAGATACCTACATGGGATTTATCAAGAGTTAGACCTGCTGGTGCTCCACTTAAAACTTTTGGTGGTCGTGCATCTGGGCCTGCACCATTAGAGAATCTATTTAATTTTACTGTAAATGTATTCAAAGGTGCAAATGGTAGAAAGTTGACATCATTGGAATGTCACGATATTGTTTGTAAGATCGCAGAGGTAGTTGTAGTAGGGGGTGTAAGAAGAAGTGCGCTCATAAGTCTTTCAAACCTCTCTGATGATAGGATGAGACACGCTAAGTCTGGTTCTTGGTGGGAACAGAATGGACAACGAGCACTTGCAAACAATTCTGCTTGTTACTCTGAGAAACCAGATATTGGTATTTTTATGGATGAATGGAAATCTCTTTATGATTCTAAGTCTGGTGAAAGAGGTATTTTCAATCGTGCATCTGCAAATAAGATGGCTGAAAAAAATGGTCGTAGAAAGATTGAGGGGTATGAGTTTGGAACAAATCCTTGTAGTGAAATAATCTTACGAGATAGAGAGTTCTGTAATTTATCAGAAGTCGTAGTAAGACCTACTGATGATATTCAGACACTAAAAGAAAAAGTAAGACTTGCAACAATACTTGGGACATTTCAATCTACACTTACAAACTTTAAATATGTATCTGCAGCTTGGAAAAATAATTGCATGGAAGAAAGATTACTAGGTGTATCACTTACTGGTATTATGGATAATTCATTGACAAATGGAAAATCGAAAAGTAAAACTTATCCTATTGAAAATCTACTTCAAGACTTAAAACAAATTGCAGTTGATACAAATAAAGAGTGGTCAGAAAAATTAGGTATTCCACAATCAGTTGCAATTACTTGTGTAAAACCAAGTGGAACTGTATCACAACTTGTAGATGCAGCCTCTGGTATTCATGCAAGACATAATCCATATTATATCAGAACTGTTCGTGGTGATAAGAAAGACCCACTTACAAAGATGATGACAGATATAGGATTTCCAGTTGAAGATGATGTAATGAATCCATCAAATACTGCTGTATTTTCTTTTCCTATGAAAGTTCATTCAGATGCAGTATTCAGAACTGATATGACAGCGATAGAACAATTAGAGTTATGGTTAACGTATCAAAAGAACTGGTGTGAACATAAACCATCTGTAACTATTTCTGTAAAAGAACATGAGTGGATGGAAGTTGGTGCATGGGTTTATGAAAACTTTGATTGGATGTCTGGTGTATCTTTCTTACCATTTAGTGAACATACATATCAACAAGCACCTTATCAAGATTGTGACAAAAAAGAGTATGAAGTCTTATTGAGGAAGATGCCCAAAAATGTTGATTGGAATAAACTTGCAGAATACGAAAGTCAAGATATGACTCTTGGTTCACAAGAACTTGCTTGTGCAGCTGGTAATTGTGAAATCCAATGAAACTAATCGTATGCGAATCGTGTGACGCTGAATTTTCTATAAAACACAACATGGACAAACGACTATATACTATAGTGCATTGTCCATTTTGTGGTGATGAGTTAGACAATGATATGGAAGATGAGGTAGAATATGACGAGGAAGAATATGAATGATAAAATGCAAAAGTTGTGGAAATGATTCACATTGTGGCGTTGTTTTAAGAGATGAAAAATGTTGTGGGGAATCCATGAATTTAATTTGTCCAAAATGCGATTGCGAGTTATGTAATGAAAACACAGAGCGCCAAAGCAAAAGGTAGAAGATTTCAACAATGGGTTAGGGATAAACTCATTGAAGTGTTGAACATACACCCAGAAGATATAGAAAGTCGTTCAATGGGTGCTGGTGGTGAAGATTTAATTATGGCAAGAGCTGCACGAGAAACATTCCCATATTCGATAGAATGTAAAAATCAAGAAAAAGTTAATCTTTGGGAATCATACAAACAGGCTGATGAAAACTCTGGTAAGTATGAGCCTGTGGTATTTATCAAAAGAAATAATCACAAACCTTTAGTTGTTGTAGATGCAGACTATTTTATTAGTTTGCATAAAAGTGATTCGCTTGATTCGCAAAAGTAATAAAATATGTCTTTAAAAAAACTTAGAAAAATCAATAACTTACAGAGGGACTTGACAAACCTATTTTTATTTGGTACATTAATAGTGTAATTAAGAGAAAGAGGTAAAAATGAGTAAAATTAAAAATTATATGATGGATGTTCAAGAAGTCGTTTGGGATTTCTTTGATGCAGATGGTCTTTTCATAGACCAAAATGCTACAACTGCTGATGTTATCAATGCAGTAAAGAAGGCATTCCCTAATTCAACAATGGCTGTCGAGATTGCAGAGAAAGAGATTTTCGATATTCAAACTGGCGACCATTTTAGTTATTAATAAAGAGAGAGGTATATTATGGAATTTGCGAAAAAAATAGAAGATATTAACTTTGAGAAAATCAATAGTTATGGTGAGATGATAGAAGTCTCAGAACCAATCGTGATGGCATCTGCCGCTGGTTGGTATGTTGGTGCAATCTGTAAAGATGAGGAGTGTGACGGCATGATTGTTCCTTACGATAGGTACACAGAATACATGACTAAAGAACAGGCTCAAGTCGTTCTTGATACGCCTGAGGAAGAGGGGGGGTTCAAAGGACATCCCTTTGCTGAGGCGTAAATGAATACATTTGTTAGAGTTACCATTATCATATGGACTCTAGCTTTTGTCGGTGGTTTAATTACAGGCAAAAGTGCATTTTCACAAGATTGTAAATATAGACAAACAATTCAAGTAACAGATGATGGTAAGATACTTTCATCTAAAACAGAGTATGTCTGTAAGGAATCAAAACCTATTTTAATATTACCACCAACAAATAAAAGAGTTTATATGACAAAAGCGCCTGTAGTGTCTTTTGAGGATTATGTTAATTCACAATATAAAAATAATAATAGACTTGACAAACTGTTAAGTTTAATATATAATGTAAATTAAAATATGGAGAAGTGATTGTTTAAAATTATTTTCGGTATGATACTTGGTGTAGTATTAGTCACATACTATCCAAATATAATCACTACAACTACAAATTGGTTTGTAGATAGTGGTGCTCGTGACTCAATAGTTGAAACTTTAAAAGAGGTAGATAAATGAAAAACTATGGAATAGGTGCGATTGCACTCATGGTTGGTTTAGGTGCTTGTGCAAAAAACCCAGACCCAACCAAAATGGTAAACACACCAATGGTGAAATATAAAACTGCAAAAGTAAAAGCCGCAGTAAAACAAGTTCCAAGTTGGTTTGAAAAACTTCCCAACAAGGATAATATAATTTATTCAGTTGGTTCATCAAGTTCGCCAGACTTACAACTATCTGTTGACCTTGCAACATTAAATGCAAAGTATACACTTGCAGATAGGATTAATGGTAAGTTAGATGGTATGATGAAAAGTTTTATGTCAAGACTAGGACAAGATAATGATGTGACAGCATCAACAATTACAGAAGTTGATAAGGTTGTTAAAAATGTTATCGCATCAGTTGATGTTGCTGGATATAATCCTACAAAAGTAAAAGTGTATCCTAATGGAACACAGTATCGTGCTTTTGTTTTGTTAGAATATTCTGATAAGGAGGCTCGTAAGATTATTATGAATCGTCTTATGAAAGATAGAATGGTCTACTCAAAGATTAAATCTACAAACGCTTTTAAAGAGTTAGAAAAAGAAGTTACTAAGTCTAAAAAAGAAGATGATGCTAAATCACTATCTACAATAGAAAAAAAGATAAATGAAAAAGTATCGTAGAGATAAACCTTTGTCAGGCATGACAGTTGCAGTTCGTGGAGATGACGTTCAAGGTGCAATGCGAGTTCTAAAGAAACGTATGCAAAATGAAGGCATCTTCAACGAAATGCGAGAGAGGACATCTTTTAAAACTAGGAGTGAAAAGAAAAGACTTCAAAGAGCTGCTGGTAGAAGAAGATGGTTGAAGAAAATAGAAAAGTTAAAAGAACAAGGAAGATGGCCTAATGACTAAAAAGATGAGAGCGAGAACTACTGTCAATGATGGTTGGAAACAACCAAAGAAAAGAAAACCAATGACACCAGAGCAAAGGATTGCAGCTGCAGAAAGATTAAAAAAAGCAAGGGCTGCAAAACAACCAGCGAAGAAAAGTTCTATTCATCCAACTGTTCTTGCAAAAGGAGATGAACATTTTCTATCTGCAAAGAATGTTCAGAGTTGGATTAAGAATCAAAAAGAATTACTTTCTGAATATCGTGCATCTGTTCGTAGAGATATAAAAGGTGCAAAAGCGAAACTTGCAGATTGTGAGGGTTATATTAGACATTTACAATACTACCTAAGACATGGTGATTACTGTGATGATAGGTATGGTGCATTTCAAGAAAAGAGGATTAAATGGCAGACGATAGTACCAAAGGGATAGTAATCAAAGGGCCTTGGAAAAAGGTCAAGAGAGTTGATAAATCTCAAACTGAAAAGATTGCCCATGATATGGTGTATGTTGATGATGTGGCAGAATCAGTTATGATTCCCATGATACATGGGCTTGCAGAAAATGGAGTTGACATCAAAAGTGATAGATTTATCACAGAGGTTGGTTTTATAAATGAGTCTATTAGGGCACTATTGTTTAGACATTTAGGTTACAAACACGCTATGAGTGATTTTATCAAACATATAATGGTGATGGAAACAGCAAAAACAGAAGATTTGTATGCATCTTTTAATAATGATTTAGTTGATAAAATGAATAAAGTTTTAGAAGAAGAAAAGGATAAAAAAGATGAGTGAAATGAAATTAAGAGAAAGTGTTTCTGAAGATCAAATAAAAGTACATCAACCATTTAGTCCAACTATTATAGAGTACAAAGTACCTCAAAGATTTTTAGATATAATAAACACATCTGGTGATGCAGTATTGCCTGATGATGGATTATCAAAGAAGTTTGATTTTTCAGGCAATCTTGTAGGTAAGGTTTCAAAAGAAGTTAGAATACCAGTAATGGAAAAAGACGATAGAGATTATATGAGTGGTATTATCAAAGGTGCTTGTTTAGGATATCTTCAAAACATGATACAAAATAATAGAGCCTATGAATGGAAAAAGAATGGTGGTAGTGATAATCCAACTACTGATAATATTCATCTTGCTCAATCTTGGATAGTAAGTCAATACAAACATGAATATAATCCATGGCACAAACATAGTGGAAACTTTAGTGGTGTTTGTTATTTGAGATTACCAGACGATATGGAAAATCATTTTAATGAAGAAATAAAAGACCATTATCCTGCTAGTGGATTAATTGAATTTAGTTATGGAGAACCTGCTGACATGAGAAGTGACACACTCATGTTTAGGCCTGAAGTTGGTATGATGTTGGTTTTTCCATCTTGGTTAAAACATAGTGTTTATCCTTTTTATTGTGAGGGTGAAAGACGAAGTATGAGTTTCAATGCTTACTTTATGACAGATGCACAAGTTAAAGATTGGAAAAATGCAACTAAGTAATTTTTGTATATCATATCCTAATGCGGCTTCTGATGATTTAGTTCAGAAAATGATTGATTGGTTTGAAACTGATACTCAATCAAAAACTGTAAAACCAAGTAGGGATACAAGAAAAGATATTCAAAAGTGGGTTGAGGTTGGAACACCATTGTATAAAGAGATTGAAATAGTAAAAAGAAAATACTTAAATTATTATCTTGAAGAATTTCCATATGTGTATAAAGGTAAAAAAGTATTAATATCAGAGGAAACTAAAATACAAAAAACAGACCCAAAAGGTGGGGGTTTTCATAATTTTCATTCAGAGGTATCTCATTACAAAAATATTCGTAGAGTTTTAGTTTGGACATTATATTTAAATGATATACCAGAGGATGAAGGCGAAACAGAATTTTTATTACAAAAGATAAGGGTGAGGCCAGAGAAAGGTAAGATGACTATTTTTCCAGCGTCTTTTCCTTGGCAACACAGAGGTAATCCAGTTCATACAAAATCAAAATATATTTCTACGGGCTGGTGGTTATTTCCAATGGAAGGCAAGATTGACTAATGATTATTATGGATATGAATCAAATCTCTTTGGCGTGTTTAATGATGGACATGAATATGAGAAAGAGTAATGAGGTTAGAGAAGATTTAGTAAGACATATGATACTAAATTCTATTCGTATGTATAGAATGGATTTTCATCAAGAGTTTGGTGAGATAGTTCTTACTTATGATTCTAAACATTATTGGAGAAGAGATTATTTTCCTAATTATAAAGCTGGTCGTAAAAAAGGTAGAGAAAAAGATAGTAGAGATTGGGATGCAATTTTTAATTGTTTAAACAAAATAAAAGCAGAGTTTAAAGAAAATCTACCATACAAATATATGGAAGTTCATGGTTGTGAGGCTGATGATATTATTGCAACATTATGTAAACACTTTCCAGACGAGAAGATTATGATTGTGTCTGGAGATAAAGATTTTATACAATTACAGAAATATTCTAATGTTCAACAATATAGTCCTATACTCAAGAAGTATGTAAATGGACATAATCCAGACACCTATATAAAAGAACACATACTTAAAGGCGACACAAGTGATGGAGTGCCTAATGTTCTATCGCCTGATAATACATTTGTAGATGGATTAAGACAAAGACCTTTAGGAAGAAAAAAAATTGAAACTTGGTTAGATATGCATATAGATGATTTACAAGATGAAGTCAAAAGAAACTACCAAAGAAATAATACACTTATCAACTTGGATAATGTACCAGAGAATCTTGAAAAAGAAATCATGGTAGATTTCTGTGAAGCGCCTTGTGGAGATAGAAGTAAAATTCTAAACTATTTCATACAATCAAGATTAAAAGAACTAACTGAATCTATAGGAGATTTTTAAAATGGAAAAAACATATGTACCACTTTTTTCTGAAGTATTAGATAAAGTGCATAAAGCAAAAACCAAAGATAAAAAAGTTGCAATTCTTAGAGAACATAAAACAGACTCATTAAAAATGTTACTCAAGGCTGCATTTGATCCAAAAATACAATGGGTATTCCCAGAGGGTGAAGTTCCTTATACACCAAATGAAGCTCCTGCTGGAACAGAACATACTGTGTTGGCACAAGAAACAAAAAAGATTTGGAGATTTATCAAGGGTGCAGATAATGTAACTAAACAACATCAAAAAGAAAATATGTTCTTTCAGATGTTAGAGGGTTTACACGAAAGTGAAGCAAAACTTTTAATTCATGCAAAAGATAAAAAGTTACATCAACACTATAAGGGATTATCTGCGGCTGTAGTCAAAGAGGCCTTTGGTTGGGATGATAACTTTATGATTCCAAAACCAGATGTATATCCACAAGCTAGTCGTTCTGCAAGTGGATTAGTTGCAGACCCTAGATGATAAGAAAGATAACACCAATTTATAGAAGTATAAACTTGCCGAAGAGGCGACCACAAAGTGATTCGCCGATTCGTCAAGATGAAGAAAAACAACACTCTGAAAAAACTAATAAAAACAAGGACTTAAAATGACACTTGACAAACCTATTTTTCTTTGATATATTAATAGTGTAATAAAGAGAAAGAGAGAAAAAATGACAGTTCAAGTTAAGAAAAAGTTTGATAACCTTGATGATGGTATCAATAATATGTTAGATGCAGCTGCATGGGATTATAATAATGCTGGTTTTAAACATCAATGTTATGAAAATTTTCGTGCTAAATTTATTTACACCTCTGGTAAAAAGTATATCAAGGTCGGTCAAATTTCTAACTATGATGCTAATAGAATGGGTTCTGTTTGGGCATTTGTTGTCAAAGAAGATGATGGTAAATTTAAAAAAGGTGATATCCTAAAGGCTGCAGGATGGAATGCTCCTGCTCGTAATGCACCGAGAGGTAATGTTTTGAATGGTGGGTTCAATATTAATTGGACTGGGCCAGAATATTTATAGGAGAGAGATTATGAAAGAGATTATTTTTTCAGACCCAAGTAAAGGTTATGCAGTAGAAGTTACTTTCAAAGATGGTAATGTTAATACTAAGTATTTTACTGCAAAAGAGTTTAACAAAGCAACGAACTATTTTAAAAAAATGAACAATTCTATTGATAAGAATATTCATAAGGTAAAATCAAAAATTGCAAAGGTAATTTACTAATGAAAACATTTGTTTACATGATAGGTATTATCGCCTGTATAATGATAGTTGGTTATATTGAAGATCCATGCTCAACTGAGGGATTGATGCAAGGATGTATGAATTAATGGTTTGGTTCGGTTGGCACCTCTCTCTCTCATCATCAAAAAGCCACCGAATCACTTTCCCACGATTCGCAATGATTCGTTTTTGTGATGAGAAATGTGAATAGATAAGTCATTGAAATCAAAGGGAATTTTAAGGGGGGTTGACATGACCCCCCTTATTTGTTATAGTGTATATGTAATTAAGAGAAAGAGAGGTCATTATGACAAAAACAAAGAAAAATTTAATTGACTATTTATATGCCGACAAGGGTGGTATCGTGTTCTGCTCTGGTGATGTTTTTAACCAAGTTGGTTTTGCTAAGTCTGCAAAAGTCGCTGCCTATGTTATGGAAACAAAAGGTATCGCAGATGAGATTAGACATAGTTCGTCAATGGATTTTGCTTCTGAGTATGGTTTCAAAAAGAATGGTGATGCATGGGTCATGTTTGATACTGCTCTTGAGATGATTGGTTTAAATTTTAATATTGGTTGTAGGAGTTTATAATGAACGGAATTTGGAGTGAATTTGCAGAGGATGGCTTGATGAACAAGTTTGATGTTTTTCTAATTAATTTTGGTTATGTATGTGGTTCATACAAAACTTTGAAACAGGCTATAAAGATGGGAAAGAAAACTGGTTTTCAGTTTGCTGTCTATGAAAACTTTCCTAACAAAATGGTGTGGAGTTCATAGTGGATAAATATCTTCTCATCAATGGTGGAACTAAAAAACAACGAGATTTAGTTCACGAAATTGCTTGGTGGTTCTGTGATAAATACTTTAACAGATTTAAGTCTTGGAATATTGAAATTGATTTGGAAAAAATTGAAGGCAAGGTTCAAGGTTGGTGTATGCACATTGACGGAAACGCTTGTCATGTTACGATAGATAAAAGACTAAAAGGAGATGACTTCATAACTTGTGTTTTACACGAGTTAGTTCATGTTAAACAACACCTCAAAAAAGAATTGAAAGATGATAACGGATGCTTTTCAATGTGGAAAGGTAATGTGATTCATCATAGTGATAGTAATTATTATGATTTGCCTTGGGAAAAAGAGGCCTATGAACTTCAAGAAACTTTATTAAAGGAGTACAAGAATGCTTAGTCTACAAGAGATGTTGGTTCTGATGGGTATTGCAACTTCATCACCAACAGAGATTCCAATAATGAAACAAGATATTTTAAAACACAAACGAGGCACAGAGGTTACTTGCATGGCTGATAATATTTATTTTGAAGCAAGGAATCAAGGAACTGCTGGTTGGAGTGCAGTTGCATCTGTTACATTAAACAGAGTAAAAGATAAAAGATATCCTAATACTGTCTGTGAGGTCGTTAAACAAGGGCCTACAAGGGAGTCTTGGAAAAAGAATGGTAAATACTATCCATTAAAACATAGATGTCAATTTTCATGGTATTGTGATGGTAAAAAAGATAAAGTGCATCCTATGGATAAAAATCTATATAAAAGGATAAAAGAATTTTCACACATGATTTTAATCCCAGGCGTAAATCTTTTAGACATTACAGATGGTGCAACACATTATCATGCAGATTATGTTTCCCCTGCTTGGAAAAAATCTAAAACTAAAACTGTGGAGATTGGTGACCATATTTTTTATAGGTGGGAAAAATGACAAAACAAGAAAAAGAACAATTATTAAGACTTGAAAATAAAATAGATAATCTATCTAATCAAGTTAGTGGTCTATATGCAAAGTTAGAAAAATTAGATAGACATATAGACTTCATAGATAAAACATATGATGGATTGAAAGGCCCTCTTAGTATGGCATCAAAGTTTTTTAGAAGATGATAGAATTTGATTATAATTTAGATTACAAAAATACCTTGTTTAAACCTAATGACAAAAGATATAGAATAGGTCGTGGAGAACAAGGTGTTCTTTTAGTTAGACCATATACAGATGACATCTGTAAGTATTGGAGATTTAGAACACCAAAGATTGCAGAAGAAAGTGCAAAAACTATTTACAAAATGTATATTGATTACAAAGAAGATTCTGATTTTGTTGGTATGGATATGTGCAGAAAGTTTTTAGAAATGGGATTTACTAGAGCAAGACGATATGCAAATCATAAAGATGGTAATAAATACGATAAAGATGGAAATGTAAAACCACAAGAGCCTGATGCACTTACAAGTAAAAAAGCGATGTCTGCAAAAATATTTAGGTATTATAGGAATACCTTGACAAATGACCCAACATATATTACAATGAGAAAAGATTGGAGAAAAAATGAACATATTCTATCTACATGAAAATCCAATACAAAATGCAAAGTGGCATATAGATAAACACATTGTCAAGATGCCTATTGAGTATGCACAACTTATGTCAACAGCACATAGAATACTTGATGGTGATATGTATTGGGATAGAACTGCAAATAATCGTAGAATAAAAAGATGGCGATTAAATGATACACGAGAGGATATATTGTATAAGGCCTCTCATATCAATCATCCATCAGCAGTATGGGTTAGAGAATCTAAATCAAATTATTTTAAGATGTATAAACTTTACATGGCTACACTTGCAGAGTTTACAAATCGTTATGGAAAAATACATGGTGCAAGTAAACCATCAATCGCATTGATGAGAGCACCTAATAATATTCCATCAACAAAAGAAACAGAAATACCACAGGCTATGCCAGAATATTGTAAAGTCAAAGGTAATCCAATCAAGGCATATCGCAACTACTATATAAATGAGAAGAAAAGATTTGCGACTTGGAAAAATAAGGAGATACCTCAATGGTTCAAGATGACATCGGCCCAGAGCCAGAACGATATTATGATTGGATGATATGGAAGTTAAGACAATCAAAAAAATTGCAAGAGATGAGAGAATATAGTAAAGAAAGAAAAAAAGAAGAAAAACATAAACACACAAATGCTATGATGTTAGATATAAAAGAACTTACAAAATGTCACTATGACTTGTTAAAAAAATATCAAAAGTTATATGATGAAAATCAAGCACTAAAGAAACAATTGAACTCTGACTCGTCATATGGGCCAGAGTATAGACAGAGGTATCACACATGAAATGTTGGCATTGCAATACAGAATTAATCTGGGGTGGTGACCATGATATAGAATCAGAGCCAGATGAACCAGCAGAAGAATATGACATGGTGACAAATCTTTCATGTCCAGAGTGTGAAGCTTTTGTAGAAGTATATAATAAAAGGAAAGATCATGCCGACATACACAATACATGACACAGATAAAAATGAGTTCTTTGATACTATTTGCACTTGGGGAGAACTTGAAGAGTTCTTGGATAACAATCCACAATGTCGTAAAGTAATTACTGCACCAGCGATTGTATCTGGTGTTCAAGGTAGGTCATTTAGAACAGATGGTGGTTTTAATGAAGTGATGTCTAAGATTGCAGATAAACACCCAAACTCACCACTTGCAGATAAAGTTAATAATAAAACAGACACTATCGTACAGAACAAGGTGCGAAATGTTGCAAAGAAACACAAACTGATTGATATCGGTGGACAAGATTTAAGTAAAGAATATAAAAAGAGTAAGGTAACTGGATTATATTAATATAAATATAATTGTATGGGGTGCAAAATAATCTTTTCACATTCAGCGCTCATACAATAAGGAGTAGTTAGTAGAACCGCTGAGCTACATATCTACTACTACTCCACTTTAAAATGGGATACATTATGGGAAAACAAAAAGAAATCACATATAATCAACTCAATCAAATCAAACCAGTAACAGATAGTCAAAAGTTAGTTTTTGATACTTGGAAACAAGGACAGAATCAATTTTTATTTGGTTGTGCTGGAACTGGAAAAACATTCGTATCTTTATATCTTGCACTATCAGAGGTTCTAAGAAATGAAACACCATATGATAAAGTCATCATGGTTCGTTCTTTGATACCAACAAGAGAGATAGGTTTTTTGCCAGGCGATGAAGAAGATAAGGCTGCACTTTATCAAGTTCCATATTCTAATATGATGCAGTTTATGTTTGAACAACCAAACGAAC